TACTGCCTAAACCTGTTTCTTCATTGATGTTTGAAAATGTCACACAATTTTATGTGGATATTCCTACACACCCACCAACAATGAGAGTACATTTTGATACACAGATGGTTAAACAAATTGTATCAAAAGAATTAGATTTTGATTTAGTAATGTCACATTTACCAGAACATACAACTAATTTAAAAAATGTTTTATTAAATGTTACTCATCACGTTCCATTATTTTTTGGTTATTGTCATTGGTTTGATTTAAAGAACGTTGTTACTTGGCCAGCAAATGCTTTTAGAAATAATATATTAGGCATTTTAGAAATGGATAGATGTTATTTAAATACTTCATCACAAAGAAAACTAGTATTAGATGAGGCAAAAGAAATATTTAATGATAAAACTATTATTAAATTAGAAAACATTTTAAAAGTACAACATTTAGGTGTTGATGAAAAAGATATTGTAAAAGAAATCAATACTAAACCAGAAAAAATAATTGTGTTTAATCATAGACCAGACACATATAAACATTATAAAGAATTTTTAAAAGTCACTGATAAACTTTATCAACAAAGGCAAGATTTTAAAGTTTGGGTTCCTCTTGCCAAAAAACCTGATAGAGATTATATCATTGTAGATAAAGGCGATAAAGAATTTTATTATAAGTTTTTACAAAAGTGTTGTGTAGGATATTCTCCTAAACAATCTTATAGTGGCTGGTCTGTGGCAACTACTGATGGTATGATGAATGGCGTACCTTACATTATGTACAACGCAGATTATTATAGAGAATTGTATGATGAAGGTAAGTTTATAGATACAGATGAAGAATTACTTTCAGAATTTAATTTACATTTAGACAATACAGATTTAAGAAATGACTATGCTAACGAATCACTTAATCATATTAAACATAATTTAGTTTTTAAAGACGAGGTTAAAAGTATGAGTGCTTACATTGATGGTCTAATTCAGTGTGTAGGTAAAATGAGTGAAAGTGAGGCAGTACAAAGAATTACTAAATGGATTAAAGACGAAAAACGTTTGACTAAAAAAGAAATTATAAATCGGTTAGGTTGGGGTGTAGGTATAAGATGGACACCATATCGTAGGGCACTATTGACAAATCCTAACATTTATGATAGTATGACAAAAGATCCAACTTATACTTGGATTGATTTAAATTGAGGAGTATATTATATTATGAGTGACTTTTTATGGGTCGAAAAGTATAGACCAAAAAAGATTAGTGATTGTATTCTTACTGAAGAATTAAAAGATACATTTACAAAGTTTTTAGAGAAAAAAGAAATACCTAATTTACTATTATCAGGTACAGCAGGTACAGGTAAAACTACTGTGGCTCGTGCTTTATGTGAAGAATTAGGTACAGATTACATTATCATTAACGGTTCAGATGAAGGTAGACAGATTGATACATTAAGAAATAAGATTAAAAATTTTGCTTCTACTGTATCTCTTACTGAAGAAGCTAATCACAAAGTTGTTATTATTGATGAGGCAGATTATATGAACGCTGATAGTGTTCAACCTGCTTTAAGAAATTTCATAGAAACATTTTATAATAATTGTAGATTTATTTTTACGTGTAATTATAAGAACAAAATTATTCCAGCACTTCATAGTCGTTGTACAGTAATTGACTTTAAGATTACTAATGGTCAAGTTAGAAAAACTGCTGGCGCTCTTATGAAACGATTAGAAGATGTTTTAAAAGAAGAAAATATAGAGTATGATAAAAAAGTATTGGCAGAGTTAATTCAAAAGTATTATCCAGACTTTAGAAGAACAATCAACGAACTACAAAGATATTCTGTAAGAGGTAAGATTGATAGTGGTATATTGTTTAGTATCTCGGAAGTTAATCACAAAGAGTTGATGAAAACTTTAAAAGAGAAACGTTTTAATGATATGAGAAAATGGGTTGTACAGAATTTAGACAAAGAGCCATCTCACTTGTTTAGAACAATCTATGATTTACTTTATGAAAATTTAGATACAAAATCTATTCCTCAAGCCATATTAATTATTGCTGGATATCAATATAAAGCAGCCTTTGTTGCCGACCAAGAAATCAATATGGTCGCTTGTTTAACAGAAATTATGGCAAGTTGTAAGTTTAAATAATGGCATACGAGTTAAAAGATTATTTGAACGCAATTAATTTTGACAAGAAACCATTACTGGATAGTGATGATGAAACTTGGGCAAAAAAGTATCCTCCCTTTATAATCAATAAGTGTCTATCTATGTTTTATGATTGTATAGCACAAGCAAATGAGATGAATGGCTATCACTTTTTAGATAAGAAACTACAATTTCACTTTTACATAAATAGTATAAGAAAAAGAAAGCGATTTGGTGGCAAGTGGCTATCACAAGCCAAATTGAAAAATTTAGAGTATGTAAAAGAGTATTATGGTTATAGTAATGAAAAAGCTAAACAGGCACTCAACATACTAACAGAACAACAAATTGAAGAAATAAAAGAGACCTTGAATAAAGGTGGGAGAACAAAGAGATGAGTGAAGAAATACAATGGTCGCCTGATAGTATGCTTGAAGTAACTATAAAACAACCAGACGACTTCTTAAAAATTAGAGAAACCTTAACACGTATCGGTGTTGCTAGTCGTAAAGATAAAACACTTTATCAATCGTGTCACATTTTACACAAACAAGGTAAATACTTTATAACACACTTTAAAGAATTATTTGCTTTAGACGGCAAGAAAGCTACTTTAGTAGAGAATGATATACAAAGACGAAACACAATTGCTATCTTATTACAAGATTGGAATTTAATTGACATTGTAAATAAATCTCAAGCTGAAAACAAAGCACCTTTAAGTCAAATTAAAGTATTACCTTTTAAAGAAAAAAAAGAATGGAACTTACTAGCAAAATATAATATTGGTAAAAAAGTAGAAAATAAAGAAGACGTTACAGATGAGAAATAAATGCAAGTTCCTAAATTTAGAGAATATATAACTGAACAAGACGTTGAGCGTAAAGATAAACCTATCACGGTTGCGGTCATTACAAAGTCTAATCCAAATGTTAAAAAACAAAAAGCTGGTGAAACACCTAAAAAAGAACTTACTGTTGCTTTAATTCAAAAGGCGTGTAAGAAAAAAGGTTTTGAGTGTATTGTTATTAATACAAAACACGCTATCATCACAGGTAAAGACGAAGAAAAAAATACTTTAACTGTTTATAATTATGATGGTAAAGATAATGAACACACTTTTATAGGTAAAGACACTGTTTGTATTACACGAGCAGGTTCTATAGAAGACGAAGCAGGATTATCATTATTATCTGCTTTTCAAAATTCTCAAGCATTTATGTTAAACACAAGATCAGCGATGTTGACTTGTGATAATAAATTAACAACGGCATTATTATTTGAAAAATTTGGTATACCTACACCAAGAACCACCTTTGTATCTAATGAAAAAAATATAGATGACGCTGTAAAATTAGTAGGTGATAAGTTTCCTATTATACTTAAAACATTAACAGGTACACAAGGTATTGGTGTAATTAAAATTGAAAGTTATGAAGGACTTGTATCAACAATACAATCATTATGGAAACACGATGCCGAATTATTAATACAAGAATATATGCCAACAGCTTTTGATGTTAGAACTTTTGTAGTTGATAATAAAATATTTGCTTCTACAAAAAGAATACACTCATCATACGATTTTAGATCAAATACACATAGAGGTGCTGAAGCAAAACCATATAAATTAAGTGATGATGAAAGAGAACTTGTATTAAAAGCAAGTAGAGTTTCAAAAGCATATATGGTAGGTGTAGATCATATTGTTTATAAAGGTAAACCATATGTGTTAGAAATTAACGGTAGTCCAGGTTCAGGTGCTGATTACGAGGGATATCAATATAACGATTATTATTCTGATCCAGAACCATCAGGTAGAATTGACGGCGAAAAATTAATTTATAATTTAATTGATTGGGTTTCTAAAAGATCACATTGGGATAGACAAGCCGCTAGTGAATGTGGTTGGTTAGAAACAGTTGAATTAGAAGATATAGGTTTAGTAAGAGCAAAATTAGATACAGGTAATGGTGCGGATGCTTGTGCTTTACACGCTGATGAAATATTAGAAGACGGCAAAGTAATCAAGTGGAAATATAATGGTAAAACTTTTTCTAAACCAAGACACGGTACAAGTAAAGTGTTTAGAGCAAATGCTGATGGTGAAGAACCGTCAGAAACAAGACCAACAGTTTTAATGGATATTACTTTTAATGGATTTACATATAAAGATATAGAAGTAGGTTTAGACCAAAGACCAAGATCAGGTTCTGATATATTAATTAACAGAAACTTAATGCGTCAAATGAATGTAAGTGTCAATCCTAATAGAACGTTTGTATTAAGTAAAAGATTAAGACCAGTTGAAAAGAAAAACAACATTGACAAATAAGTCAATTTGTGATATATTATAACAATTAAAGGAGATATTATGTCAGATGTGAAAATATTAAGACTAACTACAGGTGAAGATGTAATCGCTAAAATAGTTACAGAAACACCAGATAACATTACCGTATCAAAAGCGTTTGTTATCATTCCAAGACAATCAGCACCAGGACAACCAGTACAACTTTTAATGAGTTTGTATATGCCTTATACTGAAAACGATACATTTATAATTAAGAGTGCTAATGTTGTAACACAAGTAGATCCTAAATCAGAAATACTTGCTTCTTACCAACAAAATACAAGTAGTATATTAACACCAACTAACAGTTTAATAACAGAAACAAAGTTACCTAAATTAGAGAAGTGATAACAGTTTATTTTGTAAGGAACGGCTCTAAAATTAGAGTTGAAGTGCCTGAAAATACAACTCTAATGGAGGCAGCCAAGTTTCATTCACAAGTACCTATACCAGAAATACCTGCTACTTGTGGCGGAAGTTGTGCCTGTTGTACTTGTCACGTTCACATTGGAGATCAGTGGCTTGACAAATTAGGCAAATTAGACTATAATAAGCCAGAAGGTCACTTAATAGAATATGAAAAAAATTTTGTTGAAGGTAAAAGTAGATTATCTTGTCAAATAGAATTAAAACCAGAACACGATGGATTGATAGTACACTTATTAAATAATGAACTTTTATAAAAATGTAATAGAACATCACGGAAAATTGCTTGTACGTGGCGTAAAAGACGGTAAAGACTATAAAGAAAAAATAGATTATAGTCCTACTCTTTATGCTATGACACAAGAAGAAACTCAATTTAAAACTTTACAAGGTCAGTATTTAAAACCTATTACGTTTGGTAGTATAAAAAAGGCAAGAGATTTTAAAAGACATTACAATACAGACAACGCACCGATCTATGGTATGGATCGTTATCATTATCAATACATATCAGACAAACATCCTAACGAAGTTGAATTTAATAAAGACGCAATTAAAATATTTACTTTAGATATTGAGTGTAGTGCTGAAAATGGTTTTCCAGATGTAGAAAATCCTACTGAAGAAATACTTTGTATTACAGTTAAAAATCAATCTAATAAACAAATCATTACTTGGGGAACAGGTGACTTTGAAACAAATAGAAAAGATGTTTATTATATAAAATGTAATTCTGAAAAACAATTGATTATGGAATTTATGAAGTTTTGGATTAAAAATTATCCAGATGTTATCACAGGTTGGAATACAAAGTTTTTTGATTTACCATATCTTGTTAATAGAATAAGAATGTTAACAGATGAAAAAGTAATTAAAAGATTATCACCTTGGTCTTTAATTGAAAGAGAAGAAATATCAAGTTGGGGAAGAAATCAAACCGTTTATCATTTACTAGGTATTGTAATGTTAGATTATATGGACTTATATCGTAAGTTTATACCAGTAAGACCAGAAAGTTATAAACTTGATTACATAGGTAAAGTAGAACTTGGTGAAGGTAAAGATGAAATGCCTTATGAAACATTTAGAGAATGGTATACAAAAGATTTTCAATCGTTTGTTGATTATAATATCCAAGATGTTGAGATAGTTGATAAGTTAGAAGATAAACTAAAACTTATTGAATTGATTTTAACTATGGCGTATGAGGCAAAAATTAATTATGATGATGTCTTTTCACAAGTTAGATTTTGGGATACAATCATCTACAATCATTTAAGAAAAAAGAATATTATAATTCCTCCTAAAGAAGATAATATAAAAGAATTTAAATATGACGGTGCTTATGTAAAAGAACCATTAGTAGGTTTACATAAATGGGTTGTATCGTTTGATATTAACTCTCTATATCCACATTTAATAATGCAATATAATATTTCACCAGAAAAAATTATTGGTGTAAAAAGTAACGGCATTAGTATTGAAAAATTTTTAGATCACGCTACACCACTTACACATTTAAAAACTGAAGGTGCGACAATCACACCTAACGGTGCTATGTTTAAAACTGATAGTCAAGGTTTTTTACCAGAGATTATGGAAAAGATGTATAATGATCGTGTTGTTTATAAAAATAAAATGATGGTTGCTAAAAAAGAATATAATAAAACAAAAGACCCTAAACTATTAAAAGAAATATCACGTTGTCATAATATTCAATATTCTAAAAAGATTGGATTAAACAGTGCTTACGGTGCTATCGGCAATCAATACTTTAGATATTATGATGTAAGACAGGCAAGTGCGATTACAACAGCAGGTCAATTTGTAATTCGTTATATTGAAAAGTCAGTAAATAAATTTA